TTAAGTGTTGAAGCCATTTAGATTAGTGATTAAGTTTATAATGGTTCCCATTCGACACCAAATGAACAAGTAGCTGTACTCGTGGCATTTGTGTTGAATGTTAGATATGTATTCACAGGCCAGATACGGGAGGTATATTGCAAGACTCCTTCAGTCGTAGTCGCAATGTAGAAGTTAGTCGAAGGAGAAGTCGTTGCAATAGTGACGTTAGTTGCATAGTTTGCATTACCCTGAAGTCCAGTCGCAGAAACCGAGGTTGTGGCGGATTGTAAGGTAAGAGATGCAAGACCAGTGCCTGTCGTATAAGTCTGAGACGTTCCCAATCCCGTACAAGTTACATAGGTTCCTAAGATAGCCCTGTCGCTTCCACCAACATTCAAGATAGATGTCGAAGTTCCCGTCAATGGTGCGAAGACCGTTGAAGACCACGACACGGTGTTTGCATAAGCTCCTGAGCTTGATACCGCTCCTACCCTGACATTCTGTGTAGGATAGAAATAAGCTCCTATGGCCACCAACAGGACGACGATCAAACCTATTGTGATAGATTTTAGCGTGTTGGTCATGTTAGAGGATGACATAGCTTATGGGTAATGTCGAGCTTTCGGAAATCGAAGAAGTGATAGTCACTGAGCCAGCCGAGATAGTCCATGCCCATTGACCCGCCTGCGGAACCGTACCCGGCACCCAAATATCTAAACAAGAATTGGTAGACAAGTAAGAATCCGTGATGGTACAAGTGTTTCCACCTGCACCCCAAGTAGTCGTATTGATCTGCTTGTATTTAAGCGGGGGAAGCGTTGACTGAGGAGACTGATGACCTGTTGCCATAATTTTTTAGGTAGCGTGTGGCTTTTAGCCTTTGACGCTAATTACGTTATTAAGCCGATGCGATGCCAGTCAAGACTCCATGCCTGCGTGGGTTGTCTGTAAGGAAGTTACCACCGACAATGATGAAGGAGTTGAAGGCGAAAGCGTTGTTAACCTTGATGAAGCCAGTCCAATAGAAGCCAAGGTTAGAGACTTCATTGTATGAGTTACCCGTGAAGAACTTGGAAGCGACATTGGCCTTCTTAGCACCCTCGAAGTGACTGAGGTCAGCGTCAAGAGCGTAGAAGTCAATGAAGTCGTCGTTTAACATGTAGAGATAACCCGAAGTGCACTTCCTATCAGGGACGATCTCCATACCTGCGTACATGAGTCCACCGAATCCCTCATAACCCTTGTAAGAAGGCATGATGTTGACCTGCTTGTAGATTCTCTCCTGCGGTTGCAGAAGGGTCTCATACAAAGCCCAAGTCGGGTAGTCGGTATAGATGCGGTTCGGGACGACAACGCCATCAGCGATAGCATTGAAGAGTGTGCGCATCACGCTAAGAGACAGGACGGAAGCGGAAGTAACAGTCGAAGCGAGAGTCGGGTAGGTAGAGCGTGAAAGACCTCCAATCGAGGAAACGGTGTTGCCGTTGTCCACGAGAGCCGCGAGGCCCAAGAAGTTCTTTGACGAGTTGCCTGTGCCATCTGCATAAGACTGCGTACCGATTGCATCAGCCAAATCCTGAGCGCGGGAAATCATCTCAATCTCCGTGAGGTCGAGGACTTTCTGCACCACATTGTTAGCCGAGATATCGGTTCCCGCCAAAGCGACGTTAGCCGCATTGAAGCGAGGGTTGTACTTCATCAGGATACGAGTATCCGTGAAGGAAGTAGGAAGAGTGTCAAAACCGATGAAAGACTGGACGGCTGTACCGACCTGGAACTTAATCGGGAAGTCCTGCGTTGCCGCACGGAACTTCTTGGTCTTTGACAACATCTTCGTAGCGAAGACATTAGAGCGTAGAACCTGGTCAACCACAACAGGAACGATATCCTCAAGGGTGATGGTGTCTACTGTGTTGTTATAAGCCAAATTAGTAAAGTTAAATTAGTAATTATTTGCCAAACCTATTGCGCCACCTACCAGGGAACCAACCTTCAGAGTCGCCTTCTTTTGTGTCGGCTTCTCCTTCAGTCTTGGAACTCGTGAGTGCAGTGGCTTCGGAACGGGAACGTTTTGAGCTTTGTCCCTTGGAAGCGAGCTTCATCTCATAGATTTCCCATGCTCGGTCAAGAGGAAGAGGTTCGCCTGAGAGGTACTTACCGTCTTCTCCCGTAGGAGAGTATTGGTCAGCAATGACTAGGAGTTCGTCTTCCTCGGCCTTGGTCAAATCTCGGCCAAGAGTGAGGGAAAAGTCCTCTAGCTTCTCTTCAAGCACACGCTCATTCGATTCAATCTCCGAACGGGACGATGTTTCTCTCCTATCGAGAGCTTCAATCGCTTTCCTTTCGGCCATATCCTCGATTTCTCTTTGACGGGCTAGTTCAATCTCGATGATTTCCTTAGAAGTGTCATTGTCGCCATAGAGCTTCTTAATCCTATCGGAGATGGCTTTTTCATAGGGTTCGTCAGAACGCCTAACCTCTCTCTTGGATTCAAGCTCTTGATAACGCCTTTCGGCTTCTTGAGCCTTTTGCTCGGCTACCCTAGCACGCTCAACAACGGTCTTTAGACGTGAGTACGGGACTTTCTGTTCTTCTACGACGGGTTCTTTAGGCTCCGAAGTTGCCTTGTCCTTATCCTCTACACTTTCGGCTTGCGATGCCTCGGCAGTGTCATTCTCCTTAGATTCAACCTTGTCTTCAACAGGGTCTTCTCCGAACGCGCGAGCTTTTAATAGCTCAGGGTCTATTTTCTTCATGTGTACGGGATGCTTTTAGCTTTCGCAAGGGAGCTTCCTAGTGACCTATGGGATTATAGTAATACAGGGTTTTTACGTCGCCCTAGCGACCAACTAAGTGAATTGTAAATGTTTCACGAGAAACAGCTATTGGGATTAGATACGTCCCACTGTGTCGTCTTTCTTCTGAGAGTGCTTGATACGGCCTGACTCTTCGCCATCATCTGCCGCCATCTTGAATTTCTGGCCGACTTCTGACTTGGCATCACGAGCGTTCATATCATAAAACTTAGAATTGTCTGATTCACCTTCAGCGTTCATCTTAAAGTATTTAGTCATGTTTATATATTTTATTTGAATAATGTGACTTACCCTCACCGACCTTTGGGGCTTTCATCTTCTCAGCAATCTTCTTCAAACGCTTGTAATGTTTGACCGTCTGAGGATTATCAAGCCTATTTATTTCGTGTCCTTCGATTTTCATGCTATTTGGCCTTAACAGGATTCTGATATTTGTTCTGACCAGGAAGCTGTTTGTCGGGGAGCGGCTTCAAGCCCTTCATCTTTTTGACGATGGTGCTTTTCTTTTCGCTTTTTAGAAAGTCTTTGCTGGTGGGCATGTTAGTAGTTCTTATCAGTATCTACAGACTTGTTACAGACACATGGCTTCTTTCCACACTTGGAACAAGCTCTTCCCTTCATCTTTTTCGCTACTTCAGATTTCTTTGACATGACGAAATTATAATTTAATTAGTAATACGACGCTATTGGGAAATCACGCAGGAACTGATTTAAGCAACGCTGACGACTGTGCTTGCACGGCCGGAGCTGACTGAGGCATAGGTGCTTCGGCCCCTGGTTGAGGAGTATTAGGCGGAGGAGAGACAGCTGGCCCACCAGTACCAGGCTGTTCGGTAGGAAGCGCACCAGGCGCAGGTTGCATCGGAGCGGCTACTTGGAATGTCGGTAGATACATTTGAGGCTGTATCTGTCCTTTCTGAAGCATTTGCCAAAGGATAAGGGATTGGGTCATGCCATCGGGGTCTGCGAAGTCCAGTCTCTTGTAAAAGTTTCTAGGGTCAATGGCATTAGCTGACCACAAGTCTATAGCTTCATTCCTTTGAGTAAGAGGGTCTTTAGGGATGAGCGAACCCTCCTTAACAGTAATATCTATCTGGTCTACGAGTAGGAAGTCGGTATTCTTTATAGCTACCAATGTCTGTCCGTCATTCGTGCCTGCGGTAATGAAGTAATGCGGGTCGGTATAATGGACGAACATCAACTGAACCAGATAGTTATACCAAGCGTCAGCAACCTGTTCCAAGTATTCCGTCACGCCTCCACCAATACGAGAGCTGTCCATCTGGTTGGACATAATCTTGCCCCTCACAGTATCTTCATTGTCTATGCCGTTAGGTGAAGAGCCTGAAATGCCGAAGATGTCTTCGAGTTCTTGTTCGCTCTTAACTTGCTGTTCAAAGACCTGTGATGGCATAGCAGGGTTCTCAAGCCTAACAATGGCCGCTCTAACGTCCTTACCCGTAGACCGGATAGCCCCACCCTTTCTAAGATGAGCCGCCGCTCCTGCCGCCTGTGATTCCGTAAAGTCCGACGACACAACCACACCTCCATTCATGCCTTTGACATTCCTTGAAATCTGTCGGGCACGCTCATTCACTTCATCCTGGAGAGGAATGTTCTGTAGAACTAGTCCAGTCTCATCGTGAGGCTGTAAACCAGTAGAGAATATTGAAAGACCGATGTAGGGAGCTTTGGGTTCATCAAAATGATTAGTCCCAGGTTGAGCTTCTTGGCCTGGCAAGACTTCTGCGCCCGTTTCAGGGTCATTCACAGGGTCTTTACCCTCGACATCCCAATTCCAATGAGGGTTCTTGTACTTACCTAAGACGATGTCTTCCATCGTGTAAAAGATTTCACGATTCTTAATCCACCATTCGATGTATTCGAGCTTGGTGCCCTTTTTACCTTTAGAAGCCTTGTCTATAGCGGCCTTCAATAAACCGTCCTTATCGTTCTTGCCGAACATCTTGAGCATTTTGTCAGCCGTGGATTTCTTCTTCTCGGCCTGCCATTCACCAGTGAAGAATCCTTCCTCGTCCCAATGTCCATCAATGTCGCCCATCCAACGCTTAGGATTGATAGCTTCAGTCGTAATCTTTTCAAGGATAGGGTCATAGCCTACTTTCAAGATACCAATGCGGTAGATAATCCAATGACGGATAACACGCTTGAGTATCTTACGGAGCTTCATAGTATCAGCAAGTTTGACTAGAGCTGATTTCAAGGCATGGCCCAATTTGTCCCCGATTTCTGTCTCATCGCACTTCACTAACGGATCGGGGTTAGCACGGGTAGCGATAGGGATAAAGGTCTCAATAGCCTTGAATATCTTATTTATTGTGAGGGCTTGGCCGGTAATCTGTTCATCGTCAGCCTTTTGCTTTCCTATCCAGTATTCAAAAGCTAGGGTTTGTGAGGGTTCAATCTCGCCATAGTATTTGTTGTAATCACCTTGCTTCTGCTTCTTCCATTCAATGAACTCCTTATCGGACATCGAGAATGACGGGTCAAGCTCTGGTGTAGGGTTTAGGTTCTCCGATACGCCACGGGCTTTGTTGATACCAGAAAAGACATCAAGAGCGCCTTGGATGGCCTTGAATATTCCACTAGACGATTGTGTAGATGACTGAATAGCCATTTAGGTTACATCGCTTTCTTACAAATGACACAGCGGTCATCTTCTCCTTTCTGTACACATTTGTGGGCTTTGACTTTCATCTTCTTCGCCACTTCTTTCTTAACTGACATATAAAAATAGATTACTTGTAATGCCGATAGTTTATATCCTTTAGGTCAAGCGTGCTATTGGGATTAAAAGATAATACGAGGATTAAACATCGTCGTGTTATCAGGCAATACATCCATGCCCTCTTGAGCGAATGAATCTCTTGATGGGTCTACGAACGATACCTTCTCATCCATGAACCTTCCCATACCTACACGCCAGAAGGCTTGGGCAAAAGGATAGTCAGAGCGTTGGCCTGGGGTCTTCTGCCACTCATAAGACCTATCACCCTTGTCATCCACTTCCTCAATACGCCTCATCCTGTCCCATTCAGTCCAATACTCGAACCAGTCGTTTTGAGAGCCGTAGATAGGTAGGCGGTGTTCAGCAAACTCATCCACACAGAGTTGTAAGAGCTTGTTGCGATCTATCACTACGCTCTGGTCTTCGTCGTTCCAGTCAGCTAGCTTATCGTTCTTCCTATCGTTGCGTAGGAAGCATGTATATACACGGTTAGGAAATGTCTCCTTGAGTTGTCTTGGGCCGGTTATGTCTCCGCCGCTATCTATCAAGAGTATCGCACTAGGCCATTCACGCATTAACTTGTAAAGCTCGGTATAACCATTAGTCTTGGAGTGATAGAACAGCCCATACTTATTACCGCACACGATGTTGATTGCATTACCTGTATCAGCCCCAATGATAACCCGTGAATCCATAGGATTGACACGAGTGGAGAGGTTGGAGAAGAACATCGCCGATAGGAGCTTTGCACCCTTCGACAAGTAAGGCAGTCCTAAGACGTAGTTGTTGAACTGCGCGTCAGTATATTCTTTCTTCTTGTCCAATATCTCTTGAGCCGTAACCTTTGGATTCATCAGCAATGATATCCAATAGCCTGATATCTTCCTATCCTCAAACTTCTTTACCCACTTGGCTCGGCCATGATTGTATCTACGGTTCAATTCTTTCTTGCACTTCACACAGCCGAAGTAAGGTTTAATGCCCATGATGTTGTCCATCGTGAGGTACTGCCAATGGCCGCAATCGCATTGAATGAACCAGTGCTTTTGGTCGGACTTCTGCCACATCACATCTACTCCGGCTCCTGGTATTGAGGGGTTAGAGAAATACCAACGCCACTTGTAATCAGAGTGCTGTAGGCGTGTGGAGTATTGCAAAACTATCTCTGCCTTAGACCTATCTACCTCATCGGCAATGTACAGGTCAGCAGGGATTGCTAGAGCCGCTTGTTCGGTCTGTGTTCCCCTGAAGTGAATCGTAGACTTGCCTATACGCTTTTGTTCAATTGAATCCTTGTCATCAGTCCATTCTTGGAAGATAGGATTATTAGCGATGAGCCTATTGGTCTTAGAGGACACGAATAGATTCATGTCTGAGGCTGAAGGGAGCGAGTAGATGATGTCGAACCCATACCCATCACTACGCTTGTTCTTCGCTAACCACATAGCTTTGATGTTAGCTAGGGTGCTAAAACCTATTTGTGCCGCCTTAAGGCAAACTAACTCAGGTGAATTGTCCTGATATATGTCTATGAGAAAGGGGTGATCTACGAAGTCTAACTTCTGCCCTTGGTCATTTGAGATTTGATACTTCTCTAAGAAGAAAAGGATATCACGCTCTTCAGGTTGTCTTAGTTTCTCCATTGAGCATTTTCTCTTTTAACATCTCACTAGCTTTTGTAAGGACTTCATCTGTTACGACTGAGCCTATGGCCTCACCTTTAGTGGTGATATCAGTGTTAGTTTGAGGTTTGCCCTCAGCCATCTCCCATACGATTCTTGGATCAATAGTCTTTAGGAAAGCTGCTTTATCTTCTTCGGACATATTCTCTAGCATTTCTAGGGCGAAGGTCTTGAGTCTTTTGCCTTTCTTACCACCATCAGGATTACCTGATTGCCCTTTCTGCCATTGGTATTGTTTCAACCAATCGTAGTGTCTTTCATGCTGTGTTGCAGTATCATCCATCTAATATTTCATCTTAAAGGGTAAATCATTCCGCCATCCATTCTCCTTAAACAAATTCCAAAGATTGCGAGCATGTTTATATATGATATTTATGGGAATAGGCAGCGCTATATACTCCATTCTATTGTATTCCCGCCATGCGTAGCCATAAAATCTAGGCAACATTTCCTCTGGGTTTATTCTCATGTTCTTAGGTACTTAGGATGATACTTATATAGGAGGTTGTCTCCACCTTGAAGAACGTCTCTCTTGAAGAGTTTTATATACTCACGATTCAATGGAACGCCTCGATAGTCCTTTCTCACAACATATTGCTCTTTACATTCGCTACAGATATATCTTGAAGCCGAATCATCCTCGGATATGAGGAGCATGTTATGAGCCGCTCGGATGTTATCGCAGTTATACATATTTTCTGCATCTCTTACACATGAGGTTGTCCATGATTCTTCCATGCCCGAAAAGTTTACAGAGTAATGTTTTAATCATGTTTTCCATATAGGTCTTCCATAAACTCTTTCCTACCCTTCTCATTCCACCATTTAGAATGGTCTGGAGTCGAAGTAAGCATTAAATAGAAAGCGAATCCACAAATAAAGACTACTGTTAGAATAATGGCTAGCATATCTTTCCACACACTCCTCCTGTCTTCTGCCAGACATAGGTGTAAGTCTCTTCTCCCTCGGATACAATGTCAGTTGCCCAAGATTTCACATGAATCTTATCCCCTACTTTCAAGGGTTCCTCGTCATGATTCCACTTGTTGCCTATAGCTAATACCGTAGCGGTTTCTCTAGCGGTATTAAGAGATACATCCATACCGGCGATCTTCACTTCGTCTAGCTTAATAAGGATTCTTGCGCCTATAGGTTGTGGAAGTTTGGGTTTAGCCATGTTATTTAAGTTCTATGGTAATACGAGCGATATCATTCATCGGTACCCACTCCCCGTCATCCAGTCTGCAAATGATTACTACTCCCTTAGTTTCATCTGAAAAGTCAAAGGGAAAGTTGATTACTTTAGACTTAGACTTAGGGTCGGTTGTTACTCGAATCTTCGGCCCGATGAAGAACTCTTGGGTCTTAATCTTTTTTAGGGGGAGTGTACTCGCTAATACTGGCATGGCTTGTGATGAGATTTGCCGAATTGCTCACGGCGTTGATAATGGATACCCGTTCCACTTTTGATGGGTCAATTATACCACTAGAAATCATATCTGCATAGCAATCCTTCTTGGCGTCATAGCCTTGACCTTGAGGCATTGACTTGACTATCTCCGCATAGTCTTGTCCAGCATTCTCGATAATCTTCCTTAAAGGAGAAGAAAGAGCCTTTTTGAGTATCTCCTCGCCTATAGATTTGGGCTTAATGGCCTCTGCAATGCGATATAGGCACATTCCACCACCCTCGACGATACCTTCCTCAAGTGCGGCCTTACAAGCCTTTATAGCGTCGTCGGCCTTGTCTTTGAGGTATTCACGATTGAAGTCGGGTGATCCGATTTTAAGCACTGCCACGCTTCCTTGCATTTGTTGTGCTCGGCGTAGGAGCTTCTCTTTGACATATTGGTTCCTTTCCTCGGTAGCTCTCTGTTTAAGGACACCTACATAGGTTCGGGACTTCTTAACATCGTCAGGGATAAAGAGCGACTTATTATCGGTCACTTCGATTTCCTTACAGCGTCCTAGATGATTTAGGGAGAACTTTTGGAATGAGATACCCGTTGAATCAGAGACACGGGTTGCTCCTACAGCCGCCTCAATGTCTTTAAGGACATCTCCTTGCGCCCTGATAACACAACATGAGAGCTGGCCAGTCATCTTCCATACCAAGAACTGTCCTAGAATGGCGTTGTCTATGTCCTCTACCACAAATACGCACTCGGTAATATTGGCGGCTTGGAACAATTCAAGGATGTGTTTAAGGTCAGATATAGCGGCAATCTTCTTCTCACAAACTACAATGGGGACATTCTTCATCACACACTTGGCTTTGTCCTGTTGGTTTGAGAAGCGTGAATCCAAATAGCCTACTCCGGCTTCATAGCCATCGGTAGTGGTATATGAGGTCGTGTTATCTAAGGCATCCTCAATCTTTACAGTGGCATCTTGACCTAGCTTATTAAGTATCTCGCTTATAGCTGAGGCAAGCACTTCATCTTCCGAGGAGATGAGAGCAACTTTCTTGATATCCTTCTTGTCAATCTTCTTCGAAGACTTTTTGATTTGAGCAAGAATCTTGGGCAGAGCGTCAAGTAAAGACTTCCTGATGACCATCGGGTTTTCAGGACGTTTCATGCACTCTTTCATAATCGCCTGAAGAAGCACGGCAGTCGTTGTCGTACCATCCCCAGCCTCATCTACTGTTCTAGCACAAGAACTCTTGGCTATTTTAAGCCCCATATTCTCTAGCTTATCGGGCAATTCTATATGGGAAACTATAGTATGGCCATCGTTGGTTATCTTCGGAACAAGCGGATCGTCCAAATATACGTTACGTCCCTTGGGGCCGAGAGTTGCCCCTGCCGCATCGCATGCAATGTTCAGTCCTACCATCATTTTCTGTAAAGGTTCAAAGTCTACTTTAAATGCCATCTTTTTTTATTTTATTTATAAACGAATCTATGCTATCCGATGCCTCATACTTATCCTTAGTGAAGTCCGGTGAAACAAACAAAATCTCTTTAGGCAAATCTACAACCGTCCCGTCTGGCTTTACTTCTACCTTGAGAAGCCAAGTTAAGCACATAATTAAAAGTCTACGAATCATTCATTTATGTATGATTATCCAAGCTGTTAAAACAAGAAGCCCAATGGTTATGACCCACAGCACTATTTCTTGAGGAGACACCTTCATATGCTTATATCTTTACATATTCCCCCTTATTTGTAAAGTGGATAAACCCTCCTTTTGTCCATAGGGGGATAGATTCTCTGAAGACTAGGCAGGATGTTTGATTATCTATCTCTTATAATTAACCACTTCTTTTCACCTTTGTTTGTCCTATAAATGAAGTGTTTGTTTGCTCGTTTTGCAATCAAGGATAGGCCATTTGATGGTGGATAATTCGTATTCATTTCCGAAAAATCTACCTCAAAGCCTTCTCCGACCTCACATTCTAACAACGCCTTAAAAACTTGATTATTAGGCGTAGAGTAGAATGAATCGAAGTAATCTTTAGTGATTTTCTTCATACTATTTCTTGGAATTACTCCGAGCTAACCAACCTTGTGCGACAGTAGCCATCAACGCCCACACTACGGTATCAGTGGGTTTTACTCCATCCGAATCAAGACAAACCCGATACAATTTGTCTTTAACGTCATACTCAAAATACCCATTCTTTTTGAGATTTGATAAAGCCATACGAATCTCCGTTTGAGTGAAATCAGGGATACGATTTTTTAGATGGGATAATTTTAATATGCCATCCTCAAGAACCGATACCGCAATGGCCAAGCCAGCATCTCCTACGCGACACGAAGTATCTTTGATACACTTGTCGAATGTCATTCCCTTCTGGCCATCTACAGCAACAATCACTTCACGGTATGTTTTTTGAATATCAGTCATGTTTGACTATTTTACCTGCCTAGTTTTCAACGAACCTACCTCTCCATTATACCCTACTTGACTTATAAAGTGCAAGGGATAGTTCATATACACCCCACCCTTTTACCGAATCCCGTACGGTGAGGGTTTGGAACTTATGATAAAACAGATAAGGTCAGGAACATCAAGAGAACGTTGCACGTTTTTTCCTAAGTTGGGTGAGCACTCTGTAATAGGTATCAACTCTTTTATGACCCGTTGGTTCAATTACATCCTCATTCGGCTAGGGGACGAAGGGTAAACGCTCCCCCCTAGTATATATGAGGACACAATCCAGTTAATTTTGATCTATGGGAGATAGCTGAATGCTCCCAATCTGTTTTTAATGTGCGTATACACAAAAGGCCTCAATTGCTTGAAGCCCTCTATGCGGTGCTTATACCGTTCAAAACACAAACTTTTGCGCCCTGTGCGCTATAAGCATTATATGATTGTACTATTGGTATAAGCATGACGCAAGTATATCATATCCATTACAAATCGTGCAAGTGTTAATAACAGAACAGGCGCATACCCTTCGTAGGTGCGCCCGTTCCTAAAGCTTATTCCGGCAGAGATGCCTTAAGCAAGCTCTGTATCTAGTATTATATACTATGGGTTATTCTTGTCAAGCCCTCTTACGCCGATAG